GAATCTGTAGAAGAAATTATAGAGCAAGAACCACAACCAGCAATGGACCCTATGACTGGGCAACCTGTAATGGATGAAATGGGTATGCCTATGATGATGGATGTACCACCAATTGTTAATGTTTACTACAATGTTAAATGTGCTAGAACAAAAGACTATTCAAAAATAAAAATAGAATCTATTGCACCTGAAGAATTTTTAATAGATAAAAGAGCTATTAATATAGAGGATGCAGAGTTTGTAGCACAAAGAAGTTTAGTTACAAGGTCTGATTTAGTTGCATTAGGTTATGACCCAGAAATAGTTGCAGAATTATCTACTGGAGATACGTTAGACTTTACTCCAGAAAGAATTGCAAGGTATTCTGCTGGGGAAGAACCATTTGCTACTACTAATGCTGAAAATGAAAGCATGGAGGTAGTTGAGTATTATGAATGTTATGTAAGAGCAGATTTAGATGGTGATGGCATAGCAGAACGACACAGAGTTTGTTACGCTGATAACCAAGTGTTAATGCACGAAGAATGTGACTATCAACCATTTCATAGCGTATGTCCTTTCCCAATACCACACAAATTTTTTGGTGAGTCATTAGCTGACAGGACTATGGACTTACAATTAATCAAGTCCACGATTACAAGACAGATGTTGGATAACTTATATTTAACTAATAACTATCGTGTAGGTGCAGTAGAAGGACAGGTTAATTTAGATGATTTGTTGACCTCTACAGCAGGCGGTGTTGTACGCATAAAGAATCCTAACGCCTTAGTGCCAATGACTGTGCAATCTAGTGCAGCACAATCTTTTCCTATGCTTGAATACTTAGATTCAATACAAGCAAAAAGAACTGGTATATCGGAAGCATCACAAGGACTTGACCCAAATATATTACAGAATGTAACAGCTACAGCAGTAGCAGCTATGTCCAGTGCAGCAGGTGGCAAGATAGAGTTGATAGCTAGAATATTTGCTGACACAGGTGTTAGTTCTTTAATGAAAGGCATCTTACAGCTTGTATGTAAATACCAACAAAAAGAAAGAATTATTAAAGTTAATAATAATTTTGTACCTATGGACCCTAGAGAATGGTCTACTGAATATAATGTAACTGTAAACGTAGGTCTTGGCACAGGAAGCAAGGGCGAACAATTAAGTGTTATGCAAATGGTATTAGACAAACAGGAACAAATGTTAACACAGTATGGCCTATCTAACCCTCTAGTAACATTGAAACAATACAGAGACACCTTGGCTAAATTTGTAAACATGGCAGGGTTTAAAGATGAGTCAGGATTCTTAAATGATATAACTCAAGAACAGTCAGACCAACTTGCACAGCAACAAGCACAACAACCACAAACTGATCCTAATACAGAGGCAGCTAAAATACTTGCACAAGTAGAGCAAGAAAAAGCACAGATGCAAATGCAACAAAAAATGGCTCAACTAGAATTAGAAAAACAAGAACTAGAATTAAAAGTACAAAAAGAAATGTTAGAGCTGCAGCAAAAACAAGCACAGTTTGAAGCAGACATGGCTATGAAAGAAATGGAACTTGCACAAAAAACTGCTAATGATGCAAGTAAAAACAATATTAACGAATCTAAAGAACTTATAAATGCTTTAGATAAAATTAGCAATGTTGCTAGTAGATAATGGATAAATTAGCAGAAATAAAAAGCGTATTAAATACACAAACATTTTTGGATGAAATAGAAATTATGATTCAAGAATGTTACGAAGAAATAAAAAACTCTAATCCTGAAGATGTAGCATTAAGAGAAAGAGCTTATCAAAGGATTAAAGCAATAGATAGCATGATGACTAGACTTGAATCAGCAGCTTACAGCGATAAGATCAAGGATAAATCATGGACAATATTATAGGCATCTAGCCTGTATGGTAATGCCACACCTAGTTGGCGATTAAGGAAATACAATGAGTGAAGAAACCACGACTTCTACACCAGTAGAAAGTGGCGACAGTCCAATAACAATGTCAGAAGCAGCATCTGCATTTGAAGGTATGTTGTCCACAGCAGAGGACTCTAACGAGCAACCAACTGAACAGGAAGAAGATACACAAGAAGCAGAGGTAGAAGAAACTGAGGTAGAAGAAGAAGCTGAAGAAATTGAAGAAGCTGAAGAAGAAACCGAAGAAGAATCCGAGTATGAAGAGGAAGAAGAAGTAGTTGAGGAAGAACAAACTTTCACAGTCAAAGCGGCTGGCGAAGAAAAAGAAGTTACCCTTGATGAGCTTGTGAAGTCCTACCAACTTGGCTCTGATTATACTAAAAAGACTCAGGAAGTAGCTGAACAGCGTAAAGTTATAGAACAAGAAGCTAAAGCTATTATTGAGGCTAGAAAAGTTAGAGATGACTATGCTCAAAAACTTCAGGCAGTAGAACAATTTTTGGTTGGCAATAATGATAAACCAGAAGATCTAGCTGTTATGAAAGAGAACGACCCAATAGGATATGCAGTTAAGGTTGCAGAAATGACCGAAAAGAAAGAACAGTTACAAGCTGTACAATCTGAACAACAACGCATTGCTCAAGAGCAAAACGCAGTTAGGGCAGATGAAATGCAAAAGTTTGTAGCTAATGAAGCACAAAAACTAGCAGAATCCTTACCAGAGTTTTCAGACAAAGCTAAAGGCGAACAAATCAAAAATGAAATTCGCAATTACGGCAAAAAGGTTGGTTTCACAGATGATGAGTTATCTCAAGTCTATGATTCACGCCATGTACTCGTGTTACACAAAGCTGCACAATACGACAAATTAATGGCAGGTAAAGCTGGCGTTAAAAAGAAAGTCGCTAAAGCTCCTAACAATGAAATCTGGAGCTAAAGTAAAGCAAACTGTAACAGACAGAACTAAGAAACAACAGAAGAGGTTACTGCAAACTGGTGATGCCAGAGATGCAGCAGCTTTATTTGAAAACTTTATTTAAGGAATAATAACTATGGCTTCATTTCATACTTATCAAGCAATTGGTATGCGTGAGGATTTATCCAACACCATATACAATATTGCTCCGACAGAAACTCCTGTAGTTTCTTCTATCGGAAAAACAAAAGCAACAGCTACTCTACATGAGTGGCAAACAGATACACTAGGTGCAGCAGCTAACACAGCTCTTGTCGAAGGTGCAGATGCAGCAGCATTTACAGCAGTACCAACAGTTAGAGCTACTAACAGAACTCAAATTATGGGTAAAACAGTAAACATTACTGGTACTCTTGATTCTGTTGATAAAGCTGGTCGTAAGACAGAAACAGCTTATCAATTAGCTAAAGCTGGTCAAGAACTAAAACGAGACATTGAATTTGCTATTCTTGGTAATGTTGCTCCAGTAATATCAGCAGCAGCTACACCACCAAAAATGGCTTCTATTCAAACTTGGATTAGAACTAACTACACCACAGTAGGTACAGTAGCAGCAGGTGCTCCAGCAGCTCCAGCAGCACCTCCGGGTTCAGCAATTAGAACTAAAGCAGCAGTTGGTAACACAGCAGCGTTTACAGAAGTTTCTTTAAAAGCAGCTATGAAATCAGCATTTAACTCTGGCGGCACTCCAACTATGTTGGTTGTTCCTCCTAACCAAAAAGTTAAAGTATCAGGTTTTGCTGGTATTGCAGCTAATCGTGTTTCTACACCAAACGCAGGCACAACTACAAAAGCAGCAGCAATCGTAGGTGCGGCTGATGTATATCTTTCAGATTTTGGGATGCTTTCAGTAATTCCAGAAAGATTTATGTCTGCTGACCATGCAGCTAACAATGGTGAACAAGCTCTTATTCTAGACCCAACAATGTTGTCTTTAGCAACACTAAGACCATTCCAGTCTACTTTACTAGCTAAAACAGGTGATTCCGAAAAACATCAAATGCTTACAGAATTAACTCTGCAAGTAAGTAACGAAGCAGCTCATGCTATCGTTGCAGATTTAACAGCTTAATTTAATATTAAGTATTGATATAGCCCACTTCGGTGGGCGTATCTTTAAAGGAAAATTTATGGCAACTAAAAAAAAATTAAAAAGCACTTGGTCACAACCAATTAAATACAGACATCAAACAAAACACGATGACCATGATAATGATGGTTATGTGATAGAAACAAAACAAGATGTAACTGATATTGTGGAAGCAAACAAAGAAGAAATTATTACCAAATCATCTGGATGGGGTAATGAAATGTTTGACAATAAAGTAGCATCTATACCTATGACTGTTATTGACGATTTAAACCATAAGAAAATAATGAAAGGTTTTCAAATTATTGATTTAAAAAAATTCAAAGAGTTTTTGAATCATCCAGACAATAGATTTTTTAGAACAAAACAAGGTAGAATATAATGGCATTTTTTGGTGATTTTGCACAGTTACAAGCAACTATTGCTAGTTACTTGGCTCGTACTGATTTAACAACACAAATACCAGAGTTTATTAGACTTGCACAAGACAGATTAAGCAGAGATTTATATATTAGACAAACGCTTAAAGTTGCTACTACCAAAACGACAGCAGGAGATTCTACTGTAGAGTTACCATCTGATTTTGTATCCATGAAAGATATACATATATCATCTACCGATCCTATACAGACTGTAACATTTCAATCTACNAGTAANTTTTTTAGAAACTCAAGAGCTACAGCATNAGGCCTACCAACCTTTTATACATTGCTTGGTAGTGAGTTTCAATTTGCACCTGTACCTGATACAGAATACACGCTAAAAATGGTCTATTATCATAAACCACCATATTTAAGCGACACAGTTTCATCAAACCTTTGGTTGGCAACAACACCTGATTTACTGCTTTACGCAAGTCTAGGTGAAGCAGAGCC